TGGACACCGGCCCGATTGGCCCTAGAACAGGGATTGAGGGCGTTTGGATACAAGCGACCGCTTGTAACCGGCGTTTATGGCCTATTTATGGCCTATTCTTGGCCTATTACAGCCATACACGCAGACACACAGCCAAACGAAGCGAAAGCGAAGCACAGCCGCAAATAGGAAACGGGACTCCTACCTTTCCCGAAAACTTTACCACACCCCCGCCCCGTCTTGACGGGTCCCCTATTACTTACCTCGCCAGTCGTCTAATGCGATTTCAAATAACCGGACTAATTTTATCCACAATGGGAACTCAGTTCCCTTTTACATCTTGGTTTGTCCGAAAGTAGAGCTTTTCGGCGATTCGTTTGGTCGAAATTGCGGAAAAGTGTAGATATAGGCGTTTTTATATGTCGAAGTATTGATGATGATTCGCCGGATTATTGTATTTTAAGGTAATTGCGATGGAACGAGAAGCTATGCGGGAGTTAGGTTGCGGCAAATTTATTGAGAATCGGACTGTTGAGTGGGGTCGTAAGCGAGAGGAGTTGTATAAGGCGGAGGGGGTGTGGAAGCACTTTGTGAAACGCAGGGAGCATTATCGCGGTTTGTTTGGGACCGCGTCCTTAGCGAATAAAGCGGCGCAGGCGGAGATAGACACTTATTTGCTCAAGGGTTCGGCGGGCGAGCTTGTATCTTTGCCAGCGGAGGACGGCGGCGAGCTGGAGGAAGAAGTCGGGGATTTTTTTCATAATCGGGCGGAGTTCGGCGAGGACGGCGAGATGAACCCTGTCCGTGATTTAACGTGGATATACAACAATATAGCGATACGGGACGTTAAGCCGGCAGATGCTCCGAGCGCAGGAGCGTATGCTCATTTGAAGTTTATCCAGAAAAAGGATGCTAATATGGTGGACTTTTTTACAAAGGTCTATCCGCGAATCATCCCGAGCAAGTCCCAGATAGAGAATTTGAGTAAGTTCAATGATGACGGTAGAGAACATACTGAACTGCTTGACCGATTACTCACGGAGAGCGAAGACTCTCAGGAGTAAATATCCTTATTACGATAAGGTCTGCAAAGAGAAGCCGGAGTATAAGAGCCGGCTTGGTAATCTTCTATTTCGCAAGAAGTGTCTTGATTTAGCGCGCAACAACCCTGATGTCCAGCAGGAGTTTTGGTCTATGTGTTCTCAAGACATGCTGTTTTTCATCAACACCTTCGGTTTTACCTATGACCCACGACTGACCCCCAATTCGACTGTAATACTGTTTATCACCTATCTTTTCCAAGATGTCGCATTGGACGAGATAAAGGAGGCGATAGAGGTTGGTTTTGACGAGTTGACGGAAAAGAGCCGTGATATGGGGGCTTCGTGGATGTATTTGACGGTATTCGTCTGGTTCTGGATGTTTCGGCCTTACAACTCATTCCGTATGATTTCTCGTAACGAGGATTTGGTTGACAAGAGTGATGACCCTGACTCTTTGTTTTGGAAGGTGATGTTTCTCATTGACCATTTACCATCGTGGATGAGGCCGCAACATCGCAAGGTCCACCTGAACCTGAAGAACGAGGACAACGGTTCTAACATAGGCGGTTGCACAACTACGAGTGATGCAGCTCGTGGTGGACGCTGCACGGCTATGCTGCCTGATGAGTTTGCTGCGGTCCCTGATGGTCGCGGAATACTTCACGCTACTCGTGATGTAACAACTTGTCGGCTGTTCAATTCGACACATCGTGGCATAGCTACGGCATTTTACAGTTTAAGCAAGGGCAAAATCCGCAAGCTGATACTTCACTGGTCGCTTCACCCTGTAAAGTCGAGAGGTCTATATTACGCTAAGGATGGCGAGCTTATCCTTCTTGACAAGGATTTTAAGGGCAAGGTTATAGTTGGCGGTGAGACGTTCGATTTTCCGGATGAGTATCCGTTCCGTCTGGACGGCAAGCTGAGGAGCCCATTTTACGATAATGAGTGTGACCGGGCGGAACATCCTATGGAGATAGCCCAAGAGCTTGATATGGACCCGTTCGCTTCTGACTTCCAGTATTTTGACGGCGAGATGATAGATAAAATCGAGAAAGATTATGTCAAGTTGCCGTATAGCGAGGGCGAGCTGGAGTTTGACGAATCTTCCTGTGACCCGATAGAGTTTATAGAGGGTAGCGGTGGTCGATTGCGGTTATGGATTAACCTTGATGCCTACGGCAATCTGCCGGAGGGCTTACAGGTCGGGGCTGGCGCGGACATATCGGCGGGGACCGGAGCGAGCAATTCGGCTATTTCCTTTGTGAATTTGAAGACAGGCGAGAAAATCGCTGAATATGTCAACCCTGGGATTAAGCCAGCGGAGTTTGCAAAGTTATCTGTGGCTTTGTGCAAGTGGTTCAGCAATGCCTACCTGGTATTTGACGGTGCTGGTTACGGTAGGGTTTATGCGGATACCATCATAGACAAGACTGATTTCCGAAATATCTATTACAGGCGAAACGAAAAGAGTATTGACAAGACAATCTCGACTATCCCCGGCGTATTCCTTAACCCTGAGGAGAAGAAGTCCGTCATTGGAGCTTACCGCAGGGCGTTAAAGGATGGGGTGTTCATACAGCGCAGTAGCGAGGCGAATCAGGAATGCCTCAGCTATATCTACACCATCGGCAATAAGGTTGTTCATAGCTCATCGACTAACAATGTGGACCCATCCGGTGCGGGTGATTCGCACGGTGACAGGGTGATTGCAGACGCTTTAGCGAACAAAGCTCTCAACCTATTAGCTGAAAAAGAGAAGGAAGCGGAGAAGGTCGTGCCTGATAATTGCTGGGCGGCACGAAGAAAACGATATGAAGCGAAACAAAAAAAAGGCAAGGAGTGGTAATATGGATTTTGGCGAAGCGATAAAAGCACTTAAAATGGGTAACAGAGTATCACGGCAGGGCTGGAACGGCCGTGGTATGTGGTTGAAGATGCAGCTCCCGGACGAAAATTCAAAGATGACAATGCCTTACGTTTATATGAAAACGGTTGGCGGCGGACTTGTTCCGTGGTTGGCATCGCAAACAGACCTGCTCTCCGAAGACTGGATTTTGGTTGTCAACAACTAAATGCCGTATCAAGCGGGACTTACACGCCTATTAAAGACCTGCTACGTCCAATAACCGGACATATGTCCGGTTATGCGATAAAATTAGTCCGGTATCCTCAAACCTTCTTTTTTCGGCAAAAAACTTAAAAAAGAGTAGGGGGAAGTCTCTTTAATGTCGAAAAATCTACACAATAGACAGAAAGGTTTGTTGATATATGGACTTTAACCCGAATAATGGAAGCGATATTCAGACGTTATCTCAGTCCGTAGGGTATAGCCGGAAGAGTTTGGGGGTTTTTCGCGAGAATCGGCTTGCGCTCATCCGGCAGTATGTAGGACGGCATTATTCCAACAACGGTGCTGAGGACAAAGTCCCGATTAACCTGCTTGAGCTGTCGATGAATATATACCTGCAAAGACTTGTAGGGAACGCACCCAGTGTGAACATCACAACATTGCACAGAAAACTCAGGGAGCTATGTGTTCGGCTGGAGATAGCGGGCAGCAAGCTCATTAAAGACATAAAACTCGGTAACACGCTGGAAATGGCCGTCACCGGAGCACTGTTCTCGATAGGCATTATTAAGGTGGGGCTGAACCGGACGCAGGTCGAGCTTGGCGGAGTTCTTCACGATAGCGGCCAGGCGTTTGCTGAGTCGGTTTCTCTTGATGACTGGGTTCACGATATGACGGTGGACAACTTCGAGAATGGACAGTATGAGGGAAACTACTACTACCCGACACTTGACGAAGCGTATCAGGTATTTCCGAAGAAAGTCCACGACAAACTCGTATCGAGAGATGAGCAGCAGCCGGAGAGTGACAGAGACCATAATGTCTCGGAAGGTGAATCGACTCGGCGAGAGGAGTTCAGAGAAACGATAAAATGTCTGGATTTATGGCTACCGAAACAAGGGTTGATTTTACAGTGTCAGTGTTCGGATGACGATACCGACCCGATAGCAGCCGTATTAAACGTAATCGAGTGGACCGGTCGGGAGCTTGGGCCATACCACAAACTTGCATTTTCAAGAATTGAAAACAATACAATGCCATTAGCTCCGGCAATGCACCTTTTGGACCTGCACGAGCTTGCCAATGCTTTATTCCGCAGACTCGGCAGGCAGGCGGATAGAGAAAAGAAGTTTGTAGGAGTCCAGCGGGGCGGGGACCAAGATGCTGCCAAGATAAGAGACGTGAACGATGGCGAGGCCATCGCCTTAGACAATCCCAAGAATACACAGGAGTATAAGTTGGGCGGAATATCGCCGGAGTCTCTTGGCTTTCTGCTTCAGGTCAAGGAGCTTTTCAGTTATTGCGCAGGTAATCTGGATTCACTTGGCGGCTTAGGTCCGCAATCGGAGACGCTCGGACAGGACACGCTACTTAGTGCCTCGGCCTCTATGCGGATACAGAAGATGCAAAAGTCGGTTTATGAGTTCACACAGGGGGTAGTCGAGGACCTTATCAGCTATCAATACAGTGACCCGACCGAGGTCATAAAGGTAACCAAGAAGATAAAAGGTTTTGATGACATATCCGTAGAGACACCTATCTATCCCTATGAGCGAATTCACGATTTCCAAGACTTCAATATCAAGATAGAGCCATACTCGATGCAGCACAAGACACCGGAGGCGAAGCTGCAAAGTTTGCGGACTGTCTTTATGGAGATGATAATGCCGCTGCTGCCGATGATGCAGGCACAGGGCATAACATTGGACATCGAAGCACTGATGAAGAAGATTTCTGAGCTCGGCAATCTGCCGGAGCTTCAGGAAATACTTATCTATTCAAATCCGAACCACGAGCAGGAACCGGTGGGGGAATTGCCGGCCAAACCGGCAACAACGACACGGCGTTACGAAAGAGTGAATCGACCGGGGGCAACTAATCAGGGTAAATCGCAAATTATGCAGCAGGCACTCTTTGGTGGTAACCCACAAAAGAGCGAAAAAGCGGCTGTGTTCAGGCAAACAGGATAGGAATATGAATAAAATAGTAGCTATATGGGCAGGGTTGATTTTGTCAATAGGCGGAATTGTTTTCGGGGCCGGGAGACTGGCTTCGAGTATTCAAAAAAATGCAATAGCTATACAAGCCAACAATGTTGCGATACAGAGTAATCAGCAGCAGATAACAGCAATCCGGATAGAGAAAGCTTCAATGCTTTCTGACCTCAAAACCGTATCGAGGGACGTTAGCGAAATTAAGGTAGATATTAAATCTCTATTAAAGAGAAAGTAATATATATGCCTCTTTATTGTTACAAATGCCCTGAGTGTGGGGCCACAAAAGAAGTCAGCAAACCTATGAGTCAATCTCATACGCAGGAGACCTGCGATGAGGACGGTTCTGTTATGGGCAGGGACTTCAGGGCGGAGTATCACGGTGTCAAAAATCAGGACGGCTGGCCGATGGCGTCTTATGCAGCAGGCGTTGACCCATCGGAAGTGCCGGAGATAAAGGAGTTCGACAAAAAACACGGAGTCCCTACGGATTATAACGAGGACGGAGACCCGATTTTCACAAGCCAAAAACACAGAAAGAATTATTGCCACGCACACGGCCTTTATGACAGGAATGCGGGTTACGGAGACCCCGCACCTGTGAATAGATAATATCAATCAAAACCCAAAGGAGCCAGTTATGGAAAAAACAGAAACCAAAACCGAAGAAAAAGAGCAGGAACAAACAGAACAGGAACAGTCTAAAAAGCTCGAGGATAAAGCAGATGAGCAGGTAGCGGAGGAGCTAACGGAAGCAAGCAAGGAATTTGACAAGAAGATAGACGAAGCTGACGAAGATAACGAGAACCAAGACGAGGAAGAAAAATCAAGCGAGAAAACCGGCGATGATAAAGATACCGCCGATTCTGATAAGGAAGCTGATGAGAAAACCAGCGAAAAGGCAGATGCAGAAAAAAAATCTGCCGAAGCAGGCCAGGAAGATGGAATAACTGATGACCTTCTTGAGCGTGCAGTAAAATCCGGGCTGTCTATTACGGAAGCCAGAGGATTTAGCAGCAGTAATGACCTTGAGAGGACTGTGAGTCTTCTTGAGTCACGCCAGACTGAAACCAATAAGAGCACGGACGATAAAACAGAAGATGGGACGGACAAAGCGGACAAGCCCTTCGATAGCGGCCTGAGCAAAGACGACTATGACGAGAAGATTGTTGATACTATCAATAATCTTGGCCAGAAGGTGCAGGACCTTACGAAAGAGAACGCGGAGCTAAAGGAAAGTTCAAAACAAGCAGCCGAGCGGACGGAAAGCGAAGCGGTCGCTGCACATACAGCTTGGTATGACAATCAGATTAAAGAGTTGGGCGAGGAGTTCGAGGACGTATTTGGCAAAGGGACGATTAAGGACATCAAAGAAGATAGTCCTCAATACAAGAACCGAGCTGCTCTCGAAATAGAGATGATGGCAATCGTCAAAGGCAAAGTCGCTACAAAGCAGACAGTTCCACCGAAAGAAAAGGTTTTTGAGATGGCGTTGAGAAATTTACATTCGGAAAAATTAAAGCAGACCTCCCAAAAGAACACCTCGGAGAAGCTCAAAAAACGGGCTTCTCAGACATTAGGTAGGGGTTCTAAAGGACAAGGTTCTGCCGAGACGGAGATAGATAAGGCGAAACAAGCTAATGCAGATTTCGACAAGAAGATTGATTAAACCTTTCTATCACCAGAAAGGATATTAAATATGCCAGTTAGAGACCAAGATATAACGGATTTGCTTAACTCTACGCATCCAGCGTATTGGAAAAAAGGCAAATTCACAGACATATCACAAGACTACCAGTCATTTATCGTAATGCCTTACCTCCTGACTAAAAACGGCGGTCTAAAGGTAATGCGAGACGGCCTTGGTGTGGAACATACACTGATGGTGAATTATGGTGGTCGTAGCCGGTTTGTGGGCGAGTATGACGAGGATGTCATCACAGTAATGGACCACCTGAAAAAGATGAAGGTGTTCTTCTCGCTGTTGACTGACAATATCGCATACACAAGGTCGGAAATCCTCACAAATCGAGGTAAGTCCAGAATCGACAATCTATTTCTGCCGAGGAAAAGGTCATTATTCCTTCGGGTCGCGCATACGATGGAGGAGAACTTCTTCGCCACACCGGATGCGGATGACGACCTTACTCCTTGGGGCTTGAAATACTGGATTGTCAAGAACGCTACTGCCGGCTTCAACGGCGGCTATCCCACTGGGTTTACCAGGATAGGCAACATCAATCTGACAGATGTTCCGTCCTTCAAGAACTACACCGACAAGTATACGGCTGTGACCAAAGCGGACCTCATCAAGAAAATGAAGCGCGCGCACAGACGGACAAAGTGGGTAACACCAAAACCGATGAAGGGGTTTGAAGGTGACACTTCTGAGAGACGGCTTATTCTCACAAACGAGGATGTGGTCGAGGCGTTTGAAGACATCGGCGAAGCACAGAACGAGAATCTCGGCAAGGATATGGCTCCAATGGCTGCCGGAACGAATCCGTTCAGAGGAACCGGAATGAGAATGACCGCAGACGGTGACATCGTATTCAAGAAGAAACCAGTCGTTCACTGTGAGTTACTTGACGATGACACTTCCGACCCAGTTTACGGGACTGATATGGCAACCTTCCACGCTATGACGTTCAAGGGCGACAACATGCGGTTGGGTGACTTCGTGAATATGGCTGCCGGCAAGCAGCATAGAGTCTTCGCCGCGCACCTTGACCACAAGCACCAGACAATTTGCACCAACAGGCGCAACAACTGGGTTATTTCCAAATAGCAAGTGAGATTAGATAGCACTTGGAAAATGAATTGTAAACTCTTTTAATTGGGAGCTAAAAATGATACGAAATTTGATAAATTACGAAAAACAGGCAAATATGCTAAAGGGCCTGTTTATCTATCGAGGAACTGCCGCCCTTAAAAAAGGTCACGGTATGTGCTTCGATTTGGGTTACTACACCGCAGAAACCAGCCAAGCGGTGACAGATTCTTTCGGCGGTCGTGGTATGAGGACGATTGCGAAGCCAAGCACCAGTAACAACAGGGCTTTTGCCGGCGTTCTCACGCAGAACTATCCCGCGAGAGACCTGCCGCAAATAGTGGAATTGTATCTGCCGGGCGGATGTGCGATATGTGCAATCGGGATGGCGACTTCGATTAACAGCACATTGCTAACCTGTTCTGTCAACAGTGCTGATGCCGGTAGGTTTACCTTTGAAGGTTTCCAAGGTAAAGGAACGGCGTTAGCTTTGCAGACGAAGGCGTTGGCTGACGG